GGGAGATGATATCGGTGATGCGATGACGATGTACTCATTGATGAACCGCGGCGGCATGGAAGAGGGCTTTGACGCAGTATACGAATATATTACCGCAAATCCTTATGCGGCCACGTGGATGCGCTCAGATGCGGCGCTGCTTGTAGTATATGTTTCGGATGAAGAAGAACAAAGTAGAACCCACCACGCAACAGTGGCTAGCTTCACAACTTGGTATAGCAGTTTGCGTGGTGGATCGGTATTCCTCTCCAGCATCGTCAACCACACTTATCCAGACGAATCTGTTTGTGTATGGTCCGTTTTGGCCCGTGACGTGGGATTACGCTATATGGAAGCGACTAACCATTTTGGCGGGGTCATTGTCGATATATGTGAGGAGGATTGGTCTCCAGGTGTGACCGACGCAGCAGTCAGCATTACTCCGCATGAATCGATTGCTCTCACTCACTCGCCCATTGAGGACTCAATACGTGTGTTCTTGGATGGGGTCCTCAATGGGGCCTGGTCTTATTCGGCAACTGATAATACAATATATTTTTCAACTATTCCTGGACCAGGGGTGTTAGTAGAGGTGGGATACCGCTATTTAGAAGAGGCCGACACAGGAGGCGATTCGGGTGCTTAAATTTATTATGTTGATGGTAGCGATGATTAGTGGAACTGCTCACGGAGCAGAGTATGCTCCAAATTTGCCTGTTGAACATATTGCCACACAAGCAACATCGGTCGAAAAGAGTGTGCGGCAGGCGGCAGTGCGCGTTTCTGTACCTTGGACCGGGGGTCACGGATCTGGCTCGTATATTAAGTATAAAGATATACACATTGTAATCACCGCTCAGCATGTTGCTGATGCTGATGTGGGCTCCTCTTATCTCATTAGTCACAAAACAGAGTCGCACATGGCCACGCTGATTTATGCTGACGACCTGAACGACATCGCTGTTTTACATATAAAAAACCCCTTTAAAACAATAAAACCCTTAAAATTCAACCCCGTACCGGAAACATCCGCAGTTGGAACAGAAATATATTATTCAGGGTTCCCCTCCGATCACAAGTTAATGTCTTTTACCGGCCGCGTTGCAGGACACGAAAACAAAGAAGAAATCCCCGGCGAAAAAGAGATACTTTTGCAGACATATGGGTGGTTTGGTTGCTCTGGATCTGTAATTTATGATACAAAAGGGCGCCAGCTTGGTGTATTATATGGGGTAGATGTTGAATATTACCCCGACATTCAGGTGCAAGAGAATATGATTTGGGTGGTACCGATGAGCCGGCTTAATATCGATAATGCGATAACCGCATTTTGCCAAGGATATCAAGGAAAGCGGCCAAAAGCTTGCAAATGAGCCACACTTGGAATGATTTTCTCACCGAAGGTGAACTAAAAACCGTGGGAGTTGTTGTTTGTCTCAATGACGAACAACAATTTTTGGTTATTAGGCGCTCCAACATTGACAAACGCGTGGGGCAATGGACAATACCCGGCGGACATATTGATGATGAGGATTGTACAATTGAAGCCGGCGCCGTCCGAGAACTGCTGGAAGAGGCTGGGCTGGTGTGTGAGATATGTGATCTCCAATATCTGGGACAACCAAAGCCAGAAAAATTCTACTTTTTGACTCAAAAATGGACTGGTGACATAAATGTTGACAAACCCAATCCAAAAACCGGCGAAATAGAGCACGATGATTACAAATGGGCGACAATTAATGATATAAAAGACATTGAGAATACCGAAATTCCGATCTATTTATTGGAGAAAGCTATAGAGATGGTCAAAAATGCTAAATGATGAACAAATTCTGCTAAGAACAGTACAATTATTGGAAAATTTCGATATTTCCGAACAAAAATCCGAAAAATTGCTTCGGGAAATCACCGATCAGGAATATGATGCAATATCAGATGTGATTGATGACTTAAAAGGCGAAGATTTGGCCTTTAATGACCTCTTCGGCGGCAAAATGCGCAAAATTATCAATTTTCCGACGATGGATACCGAGTCTGAACTTGGCAAGTTCGTAGAAGAGCTTAAAACGAAGCTTGGGCTTACTGTTGACTGGGAAAAAGGGATGGTTTCGGCTCAAAGAGAGTGGACTGAGAACTCAATTGAAAACGACGAAGCATTTGTGCAGTCTATTATGGGTACTGGTGAAATAAAGAAGGCAAATAAGAAGTTTCAGATGAAAATCGGCAAATATTTCGCCAAATTAGACAAATTATTGCAAGATTACAAGAAAATGAGACGAAAAATAGCCCATGAGGTGTGGGAGGGGCGCAATGACAACGCATGGACCGCTAGTTTTAGTGTAGGGCAGATTAAAGACTCTTTATCCACCGATGAACTCAAAAGACTCTACCAAATCCAAAATGGGCTTGAATTATACGCCGGGACCGACTCCATAGCCGCCTTAAACCGATATTATACTGGATATGATGAATCTCAGAAGGGAAATCCCACCAACATCCCAAAATTAGCCAAATATTGGCAAGAAAACGCCGGATATATCAAAAAGAACATCGGAGAACTCACAAATGACAAATATTCGATCATTTTGACTCGATCTCCGGTTGATGTGATGAGAATGAGCGACTTTGACAAGATTACCTCTTGCCATAGCCCCCCAAGTCGTAGCGGTGGTGGAGATACTTCGTATTATAAGTGCGCTGTCGCAGAAGCAATGGGTCATGGTGCTGTGGCTTATGTTGTGGAAACTACAGCGATAGATCAACACTATGGCGGATGGGAAGGCGACTATTCTATCGCGCGTATCGAAGATAAGGAGGAATTTCAGAAACATGAGATATTTGTCGACGAGAAACGATCGGTTGATGGCCCCTTAACACCCCTCTCTCGCATTAGATTGCGCCAGATGAGGTATTATGACTCTGATAGCCCGAAACGCTGGGATGAGGGCACAGAACTGGCTGTGCCAGAGACTCGAACCTATGGTGCCGGCATTCCGGGGCTTGTAGACCGCGTGACGGGCTGGGCTCAGAAAAATCAAGGTGCCGCTATTGAGAATATGCCGAAAGAAGGCGAAAATGTTAATTTAGAGCGCTTTTGGATATTTGGAGGATCATATGAAGACACCGCAATGTCGCCCGGGCGTAGAAAACTCCTGGCCAACCTAACAGGGGTTACGGATTTTGAAGGAACCATCCGCCAGAATAGCGATACAGAGGACACAATTGACGCTAGCCTGATCAGCAACATTGATGAAATATGGACGGAGGAGTGTGGAAGAATCGCTAACGAGTGGAACGACAATTATGCAGCATGCGAAACTTGGTTTTCTGTAGATGATGATGGTGCTGAGTCCTATTACATCCAATGTTTGGCCACAATGGAAATCAATTGGGACGCGGACGAGTGGATGAAGACGCCTCCATGGGATTATGACGCAGACGCGGCTTTAGCAGAGTTGCGAGAGTACGGATGGGGATTTATAAACGAAGAAAGCAACGCTCGGGTATATCCACAGGGCGCCCAAATGCGTATAAACTTTAAGATAGACACAGAAACCCCAAGTCACGTATGGTTGCATGGCGAAGCCCAACAAATTCAGTTTGAAAATAACAGTATTGCATATAATCCCGATGGATATAATGAATTTTGCGAAACTCTCGACAAGATCGACGACTTAAGGGACAACGTTAAAAATGGTTTGACTGAAATATTCAAAAAGGAAGGATTTATGGCCGGCGGAGAGTATATAAAGCTCGCGATAGAAATAGATGATGGCGATTTATCATCTTATGAGTGGGATGTGGAATCCGACGGACACCGCGAGGAGTCATATCAAACAACAGCAACAACCACACACTACTTTAACCCCGAAGAGTTGGGAGTTAGCCCCCAAATATTATTTGATATTTTGGATTCTCGCGATTGGAAATTAGAAATCCGAAAAGAACTTTTAAAGCAGCCACGTTCAGAGCTTGGAGTTGAATATTATCTTCCGATCGACAACACAAGCGCTGTCGACCAGGGAGGGGAAGTTAAATTTAGCATCACGCTTGGTGTTAGTGCTGATGATCCTGACGAAATGGCGCTATTGTTTAAAGAACTGGTTACTGGTGATATGGATGATGAGACTACTCTTGCCAATATCTTTAACTGGGCAATGAAACATGTTCTTAATGCTCGATTGCCTGCAAGCCAACAACAAAACTTAGACGAACACCTTGTTAAAACTTGGAAAGGATTTTTAGGAAGAAAATGAGCCAATACCTAAACGACCCTGAGTATCTTTTTAGTATTTTAACTGCTCTCGTAAAGAAAAACGGGGGAAAAATAGAAATTACTGAAGAAGAAATGAAAAGTGTTTCTAAAGGCGACCTAATTGGCATGTATTATGAGCCCGAAACCGAAACCCTTATACTTAAAGAGGTAGAACCCAAAGATATGTTACAGGCGGCAGACCTGGTGAGACAAAAACAAGATGATATTGCATACGAGAACTAATATGGATAATTTTAGAAAACTCAACATTCATTTTGATATTGATGCCATACGCCAAGCTTACGAAACAGCAATCGCGAC